AAATCAGGAAGTTTAATCTTGCTAGGATCAGTTTTTTCTGTTACCTTTTGCTGGTTTTGATTACGCATCTCTTCAACCTTTTCAAGATATTCATTGATCTTTTTAAGGTTAAAACGACGTTTAGGGACGTCCATGTTCCAAACTTCCGTATAAGTAAAGCCACCTCCACCGTGATAGGTAAGTTCAAAACACTCTGTCATGAATGCGGACCTATAGTCCGCTCCCGGGAAAAAAGAACTCCGCTCCCATCGGTAGTGCGGTTTGTACTTCAGAACCGTCTTTTAAAGTAAATGATACTGCTGTATCAATGTCTGGTGTTACTTCTGATATATACTTTCTAAGTTCAATTGAGTCTCTTGATAAAAGATATCCTTGATCAATAAAGTCTCTTACTGTTTTGATAGAATAGTCACCATTAACAGAAGTTATTTGGAATTTAAGCCTGGTAGAAAGTGTACCTGCATCTTGGCCTACAATCTTTTTCATACCTTTGATTTCCTCATCTATTTTCTTGTCATCAGATACCGTCAAAATCTTAAACGTTACTTCGTTCTTAGAATATGGTAGAGTGAAACTAAACTCGTTTTTATTAGCAAATTTAGACCAATCTAATTCTTTATATTTTAAGTCTTGTAGATCTACTTCCACTTTCTCATCCTCGTCTGTATTAGGATTAGTATACTTAAAAGAGTAGTCTTTACCATAGGCAAGAATCCTGGCGGCTATCAATAAGCCATTCCTGTCACCCAAGGTTAGGTCTTCATAGTTAATTGGTGATTTGATTAGGCTCTTGAGCATCTTCTCGATGGCGAGGCCCTGGCGAAGCAGGTTGACATTTGTAAGGATGTCTTCCTCTTTAGCTGTCATATACTTCATTTCAACTTGGCCGGAAGATAATGCGTTTTCTTTTGGATATACTAGACCTTTTGAAGGTAGATCTATAACCTCTGATGGAACTGTGAATTTTTGTTCTGACATAAAACTATTCTTTTATATATAAATATAAGAATAAATAATTTTGTAAAATAAAAAAAGCCCCTAGTAAGGGGCCTTTTTCTAATAGTTTAGCACTAGTAGTTCAAAATACAAAAATCCATTCCTATTGAGATAGTCAATTCGGTAGGATCAGAAGTAGACCAATCATATGTTCCAAAAGTAGCTTCTTTAATGAAAGCACCTTTAATGATCCACTCACTTACAATATCACCTACTGGTCCTAAGATAGATAGGTTAAGATCTTTCTTATAGAAATCAGAATAACCATCACGACCGGTTACAGACTCATGATGAAGACGTACCCACTCAATTACAGCTTGTTGGCCAGAAGGAGAAATTGGGTTATATAAACTCAAGGTCATATCTCTCCACTCAGCTTTACCTTTAATCTTACGGTAAACATTGATATGGTCGAGTTTGATCTCATTTAAAGTTACACCTGGAGCGTCTGCCTTCTTAATCATATAAGAAGGGATACCGTCGATATACATCACAAATCGGTTTGACACTGTAGGTTCGAAGGCTGTAAACATCACTTCGTTTGGATCGAGGACAGGCATGCTGTTATAATTTATTTTGTTTAATCAATTTTGTTATGTATGACCTTGATTTATTTAAGTATTTTGCTAGTTTAGCTTGTGATTCAAATTCTATTCCTTCGTAAACTATTTTTTTAGCAACAGATGTAGTCTTATCTTTCCAATAACCCTCTTTTCTATATCTAGGATTTTTTTCTCCAGTTCTACCAAAACAAGGGTTATTTTCACCGGACATTCTAGTGCTATGTTCAGGTCTTGATTTACCGTACCAAGCATTGTTACATCCTAATGCAGCCATTCTACACTTTTCTTTAGTCTTAACTGTGTGTCTATATCCAACTGTACCTTCACCTCCATCAGTCATATTAACTAAAGTACCAGCCTTTTTATCTCTTCTACCATATAGAGCTATAAACTCTATCTCTTTTTCACAAACCTCTTCCCAACTCAAATCATTAAAAAGAACTTCTACGTCGTAACCTTTCTTTGCTATATTCTTCCAAGCTCTTGTTCTACCTTTTATTTCGTAAGCCCTATTTTCAGACTCTCCTATTCCTATGTAAAACGGCTCGTTTTTATCTTGTCTTATATGTCTGTATAATATCGGCAATCTACTTATAAATATCCGATAACGAATTTTATTTATTACATGTCTCCAGACAATGCAGAACCTGCAGCTTTAGCAAGTTTTTGCCTTACGGCTGCTTTCTCTTCTGGTGTTTTAGCTTTTTTCATATCCTTTATTGCTGCGGCTACAAGAGGTACACCAACGCCTAAAATAGCTGCAACGCCACCTATAAAGTTAGGGTCCATTAAATTTCCAAGATCAATCTCTTCTACTTTATCCATGCCTTCCATTTCATTGATCTTTTTGTCCAATGCATCTTTAGCTTTTTTCAATTCGTCTAATGTACGAGTCTTCTTTTCCATGTCTTTATCTATTTCTTCTATTTGATTAATTTCTTCAACTTTTTTCATACCATCTTTTGGTACTTTCATTTTCTTTTCTTTAACTACTTCCATTCCAGCACCATAATGAGCTTTAGCTTTAGCTGCTTCATTGATAGTCAATTGCTCTTTCACACTCTCATATAAGTGAGCAGGTACTTTAATTCTTAATATTGTATTATCGTTCATCTTAAAGTTATTTTATATTATTGACCAAATGATGTACCAGTTGGAAGAATGTTGAAGTCAAGTTGAATGAATTCAGCAGTCTTGGTTGGTTGTAAGTAAATGGTACCAACTAATTGGTTACGATCTACTACATCTGGTGTGTTATTAGTTTCGTCCATTACAACTTGGAAGGCATAAAGACCTTGACGTTGTTGTACAGACTCAAGATATGGGTTAACTTGGCTTAAGAACTTGTTACGAGTTACTTGAGTATTTGGCTCGAATACAATTTGCTCACCTAATTGACCGATATAAGATTTAAGAGCAATCAATAGACGGCGTACATTTACACGATCAAGTGCAGAAGGCTTCTGTTGAAGTGTTTTCTGACCATAGATAACCGTACCTACGCCTGGGAAAGTAGCGATTGGGTTAACCTTTCCTTGATATAGGATGTTACGATCGTTTACACCAATCTTTCTTTCTGGTTGAAGTACTGTGGAAAGTGAACCGCGATTAAGACCTGCTGGGGCAAACCATTCTGCAGATACTTTATCATTATATTCGTAAACAGCTGGTACTAATGTAGAAGCTGGAACGAAGTTTAATTTACCAGTCTCACGAGAACGAATCTGTACCCATGGCCAGTAAGTTGCTCCATAAGAGTTATCATAAGATACGGCATTACTTATTACTGTGCCTATTTGAGCACCGTAACCAACCATGTCAATTACAGCGATATTGTCGCCACGACCTTGAGCTACAAGTAGAATATCAGATACTTGAGTAGCTGCATTCTGACTAGTTAAACCTGGTGCATAAACAACATTGAAGTCATATGCATCAGTATTCTCAAGAAGATTGATAGCAACGCTATAATCTGCTGGGTGTATACCTTGAATATTAGTTGACGGGGTAGTTACTACAGAAATAGTGCTTGGGATAGCTTCAAACATATTAAGTGGAGCTTTTCCAAAAGAGCCATAAATAACTCCAGAAGCACCACCAAATGCTCCGTTAACTGAACCTGAACCAATAGCTGGCATAGATCCAGTATAAATGTTCTGTGCTATACCAACTTGGCTAAAGTAACCAGGAGTAGGTTGAGTTACAGAAGAAACTCTTACATACAAACTGTTATTAGCATAAGATCCACTAGTTTGAAGATAATAGTCTCCAGTTGAATCTTGACGCACAGTTTGAGTTTGATCTCCTATTACATATCCAATATAGTTATTTTGATTAGGATCTAGAGATAAGTTATTCCATGTTTCGAGGATAGTTTGACTATTGTTGTAGTCATCACCACGACGGATAACAAGGCTGAATACACCAGAGCCAGTATCTACACCGGTAACCTGCCAACGAACATTAGCAGATGAACCTGAAGGGAGTGAACCATTTACTGATGTTCCTCCTATACTGTTCATGATGGTACCTACAGAAAGAGTATCAAGAGTAAATGAACTAGTTCCATTGATACCAACTACAGAAGCAGTAGCTGCGGTATAAGAACCTGAGGCTACACGAGTAACCAATAGTGATTCTCCACCTTGCTCAAAATAGTTAAGCGCTGCAATAGAAGTTAGGTACTCGTAGTTAGCACCACCAGATACGAATGCAGCACCAAAGATAGCTTTGTACTGTGAGTAAGATGTTACTAATGTAGGAATATTAACTGGACCAATTACTGTAGGACCTAAAACTGCAGCACCGGCTGCAACTGGTCCTTGGGTTATTTGGGATAGATCGTTTTCATTCAAGAAAACTCCTGGGCTAAGAAGTGTTTCGGCCATTTATGTGATTTTTATCTAGTAATAAATATCAAAACTTTGTTCAAAACATTTTAGCTAAAATCGCCTGTTTCAATATTTATGGAGACGTTTCCATATTTATCTTTCAACTCTGACAATACTTTTTCTTCTTCTACTTTTATTGCCTTGATTTTCTTCTTTTCTTCTTCTATCAATAATTCAATAGTAAGTTTTTGATAGCTAAGTTCTCCTAGAGTTGATGCAACCTCTAGAGCGTCTTTTTTGATAAGCTGTATCCTTTGAAGCTCTGTATCTGTTAATTTACCCATAACAATAATCTATAATAAATATATAAACCCTCTTAAGAAAAAAAGCTCTCATTTAAGAGAGCCTTATATTAATAGCCAAAATATGATTAGGACTGTACTTCAATTAACTTAAAGAACGTATTATAAACGCTCTCTGATTCTACTGAATCAAACTCTTCTAATTTGAATGGTTTGTATTCTATCTCTTTTTCCTCTTGGAGTAGAGCATTAAAATCGCTTTCAAACTCAACATACTTAGGATTAATTTCTTTAGAAGTGATTTCGCCTTCTTCGTTCTTTACAATGTTGATGTAAACAGGAATGGAAACGCCACCTGATTCATCTTGCTCGCCGTGCTTCTTAATCAAGTCTTCTTTTAACTTTTCGATCTCTACTTTTTCAGCAAGCACTTTCTTTGCCAAGTCATTAACCCAATACTTAGTAGCTAGTTTAATCTTTTCAGACAATAAACCTCTTAAAACAACTTCTCCTGTTCTCTGATTTATTACTCCGTTGAGTTCTGCCTCAAGAGCATAGTATTCGTGTAGTTTGAGCTTAATTTTGTTCATATATTACTTCTGTTTTTTTACTGCTTTCTTTTTAGGAGCGGCTTCTTTCTTAGGCTCAACTTTCTTTTTAAGTTGTGGTTTAATAACTTTTACTACTTCTTTAGCTGCATCTTTTACATCATTAGCAACTTCTTTTACATCTTCAACAGCATCTTCTATAAAATCAGGAATGTTGTTGTTATTTTGGTCTTTGATTTTACCCTTCTTAAGAAGAACAATTGTGCAAATAGCTGCGATTACAATAACAATAAGTAAAATTTTCATGTCTAACGTTTTATTTATAAATATATGATAATGTGACAAAAACTAATCCTTTTCTAGTCCATAAGTTACCCACCTATACCAGATCCTTTCATGTAGATAATATTGTACAGGCTTATAGACTAGTTCAGCTATACTAAAAGCTGCTCCTACTTTAATTGATCCTGTTATCAACCACATAATAATAAAGCCTATTAATGTACTCAATAGTCTATAGCTGATTGTTTTGGCCATATGCCTCTTTTTACTTACGTGCATAAACCTTCGTTTCTATTTAGATTGATTCCTACTGCTCTGTCTATTTCAGGGGCTTTAGGGTCTCGATCATTTATAATATATCTAGTACCTCTACCGATACCAAATATAATCTGATGATATTTAACTCCGGCTAATTCTAGCTCTTGTTTTGTAAATAGTTCTAATTCAATAGGTCTTGCCGTTGTAATAACAATATGGCTACCTGAATCGTACTCACTATTTACTTTATCAACTACTGACTGAATTGGGATTGCAGTCACATTTTTAATATCATCAAACTTTCTGTATATGAATAAAGTGCCATCTACATCAACAAAGTATGTTGGATGTTTTATCATAGTTTACCTTCTAGCTTCATTTGTTCACGAATCTTAGTAGCTGAAATGTCAGCAACCTCTTGAGGTGGTACATGTTCAATGATATCATAACCAACACCTCTACCAAACTCAACTGAACAAATGTCTGGAATAACAATTACTTTGAGCTTACCAGATTCCATTTCTTCTTTCATCTGTTCACCTATGTTGGACATAATTTGATTAGATGTAAAAGGATTCTTTTCATCTACCTCTACATCTCTAATGGCTACACAAACACGACCTCCTTCATTTATAACTTGACGAAATAGTTGTTTGTGTCCTTCATGAAGTGGTTGCCAACGGCCAATAAATAAAGACCATTGATTATCCTTCCTGCTCAGGGACGACTTGACGTGCAATTTTTTCTCCCACATAACTTACAATTTTGTTTAGTGATTCTTCTTCTGATAATTCTGTTGTATCTAAATGTAATACACTATCTTGATCTGGCGCTTCAAAATCTTTAA